CCGGCCGGTGGGCCTTTGACGCGGCACGCGCCGGAGTAGATCGGCGCCCACGTGGTGGTGTAGTCGCCGGTGGTGGCGTTCAGTTCCCCCGTCTGGCTGCGGGTGATGTCGCACGTGTCGAGCATCAAAGACTCGTGGGCGATGCGGGCGCGAGCCACCAATCCGGCAACGCTCATCAGTCGTCCCCTTCTAGCCACTCGGCATAAGTCGGTGACGGTGATAGCGACGATCCCGGAACCGCCACCGGCGCGATAGAGCCAAGCCGCTGCTTATAGCGGCGCAGGATCTGCTTCTCACCGGGATGCAAACCCACCGGCTCGGCGTTGGCGTACTGCGCGCGGTAGTCGTCAATGGACTCCGCGACCAGTCCCGGCGTTTGGGTGTAGAGCCGCCCAGCGATGGACAGCGCCACGGCCGCCACGTCGTCGGGGACGGTGGCATATCCGGCGTCATAGACGACAGTGGCTTGATCTTCGTCGGGACTGGACTCCAGCCAGACAACGTCACCGATGCCGTCCCACGTCCAGTCCGTGCCCTCGGTCTGCGCGACACCGTCGATCGTCACGCTGGTGATCTCGGTGACGGGTCGCTGCGGCACCCGGATCTGGCGGGCCTTGATCGGCAGCAGATGGGTGTATGTGTCGGCTTCGATGAACTGGCCGGTATAGCCGGTGATCAGCCCGGTGGCCATGGTGCGCACAACGGTGGCGGTGGTGGTGTCCAGCTCGGCACGTAGATACGCGGCGAAGTCGTCAAGCGTGAACAGCGCCATGGGTGCTCCTAAACTTCGCGGGCTTCGGCGTGCAGTTGCTGCATCGCGATCGGATCGTGCTTGGCCTGGCGGTAGCGGTTGGCCAGATGCTCGTTGTCGGGTGTGAGTCGCTGATCTCGGGTCTGCGGCGGGTGCCACAGATGCCAGAGCAGACCGGCGCCGTACTGCGGGAACTGTCGGGTAGCCGAATACAGCGCGCACCCGAGCGCGTAGTCCTCGCCGCCCCAGCCGACGAAGCGCGGGTCGAACCCACCGACCGCGTCCCACACGTCTTTGCGGATGACCACGATCCCACCGCCGGCGAGCAGTTGATGGCGGCTCTCGGTCGGCAGTCTCGGATCGAGATCGGCGGCCGGATCACCGTCGAGCACGCCGGCGGTGGCGTCGGGAGTCAACCGGCGCACCGCTTTGGCGGGCACCGCGTAACCGTCGCGTTGCGCGTGGCCGATAGCGCGGCGGATCCCGTCGGCGTCCACGACACAGTCGGCGTCGGCGATCACGAGCACGTCAGCGGTGGACGCGTTGGCGGCGGGGTTCACCGCGGCGGCTTTGCGCCACTTGCCCCGGCACGTGCCCACCGTCACCGGGTAGCCGTGTGCGCGGTAGCGGGTGATCACCCATTGGCGTGCGCGTTTGCGGTGTGCATCGTCGCGCACGCCGGCGCCGATGATCACATCCACGCTCACCACGGCGGATCCTCCACGAGATCGGCCGTCGACTTGTGGAAGTGCTGGAAGTAGTGAGCGGTGAGCTCGTCGTCGGTGAGTCGTCCATACATCCGCCAGTGAGCGCCGATGGAGCGGTGGAGTTTGGTGGCCGCGAGCGCGGCGGCCCCGTTGCGGGATTTGCGGATGAACTGCTCGGGGCTGCGGTACGGGTAGTGATGGATCATCAGCGGGCTATGGACTCGTCGATGAGCCCGCTCATATCCCACGTCGTGGTTGCCCATCGCCAGCGTGAGCGTGGCGTCGGTGCGCGCCGCCATCTTCGGTAACACGGCGGGGGCTTGCTCGCGCCACCGCATCCGCACCACCGGGTCGGTTTCGTCGGCGTCGTCGGCGTCGGTGCTGCGGTGGTCGAACAGTTGCGCGATCGCCACATCCGCGTCGAGGCCATGCAGATAGTCGGCGATACGCTCCCCGTCGCGGGTAGTCCAGATCTCGTCGGCATCGAATGGCACCACCCATTCCGCCCCGCACTGCCATGCCGACGTGGCGAGCGCCGTCATCTTGTCGGCCTGCTCGTATGCCGGATCCGGATCGTCCACCACTTGCGCGCCCGCGGCGGCGGCCAACTCGGCGGTGGCGTCGGTGGACAGATTGTTAGCCACGAGCACGTGATCCACGTGTCCGAGCATGTGGCGCACCGTGGTGGCGATGATGTCGGCTTCATCGCGGACCATCGCGATGCCCCAGACGTTAGTAGCCATGCCCGACCCGCTCGTGGCCGATGTGGTGGCACCACTGCCCTGACTGCCGAGCGCCCCAGAATCCACAGCGGATAGCGGGGTCGGTGAACAGACGCAGCGAGAAGATCCCTTCGGATTGGGGCACGGTGGGCCACGGGTGATCGAGCATCCGCCGCGGATACAGCGACGGGTTAGTGGTCCAGAACAGTCGATGCTCTAGCCACTCGCGACCCTGGTCGTCGGCGCAGTCCACGTAGTCGGCGGCGCGGGACTCCACGATCCCGCCGGCGGCGCGTTCCACGTCGTTCCACGGCTGGCGGCGTAGTGCCAACTGCGCCAGATACGGCCGGTCGGTGAGCACGTCGGCGGCCGCGACAAGATCCACGTCGCGGGTGATTCGGAAGTCATCTTCGGTGGAGAAGATAAACGGCTCGGCGGTGGCGTGCGATAGCCACTCTTGTGCGTGGCGGTACGCGCCACCGAAACCGGAGCGGCGCACTGTGGCGATGATCTGCCAGTCGGGAAACCACGCCGCGAGTTGCTTGTGGTGGTCGGGGTCGCCGGTGTCGTCGTGGATCACCCGGCGCGTTACCGGGCCGTTGAGCCGCTGCAACGTCGGCACCGTGTCACGTAGACAGTCGTCGCGTCCGTCGGTCATCACCAGCAGCGTGATCATGCCCACTCCCTGATCTGGCGATGAAGCAGCGCCGGGTTGGGCACGCGCTGATTGCGAGAGTCGGGGCGCATCGTCTGTCGATACACCGCACCCGGCACGTGGGTGATGCGTGCCCCACGACGATAAGCGCGCAAGTAGAGCGCCCAGTCTTCCCATCCGGGTAGCTCGGGGAACCCGCCACACGACAGCAGCAGACTGCGGCGGATCGCCGTACCGATACAGCACGGATTGGATCGCTCGATATCGCGGCGGGCAAGATCGGGGGTTTCCACCCGGTCGGGATAGTGAAGCTCTAGTCGCGGCGCTCGCAGATCCCCGTCGGCATCCATCAGCGCCGCGGTGTACCCGTCGGCTAGACGGTCGTCGGCGTCTAAGAAGATCAGCCACTCGGTGTCGGCGTCTTCTGCCGCCCGGTTGCGTGCCCCGTGCAGCGTCGTGCCATGCACATGAACGGCACCGTGAGCCCGCGCCGTGGTCTGGCCGGCGTCGCGCCACTGCCGTGACCCATACGTGGCCACGAGCACCGTCACCGAGCCCATAGCTGCTTGCGTCGTTTCCACAGTGCGTGGCCTTGGCCCATGCGCAGTAGCGCCCGGTCGTACATGCCGTCGGGTCGCGCTTTGCCCCACAGTGGGTGATGGTGCTCCACGATCGCATCGGCGGCATGGCCGTACAGTCCACGGCTGCGTGCGGTGTCGATCAGTTCGTTGTCCGTGAACTCGTGCCAGTAGCCCTCATGCAGAATCTGGCCGGGATCGGTGATCGTTCCCCACTGATCCGCATAGTCGCGGGCCACCAGTGTGTGGGTGGACAGCACGCCGGTGGCGGTGTGGCGGTTGCCGAGATCGTTGGTGCCGATCACTTGCGCGCCGCTGTCCGCCACCCGTAAGCACGCTTCCCACCAGCCGGGATGGAATGTGATGTCGCACGCGCCAGTGAATAGCCACGGCTCGCTGGTGTGGCGATAGCCGTGATTGATCTTGGCCGCGTAGTCGCCACGTGCTCGTGGCTCCACGACTTCCACTTGGTCGCCGGTGGCGTTGACCGCATCCAGTACGTCGTCGTCGCCGGCGGTGCAGATCCACACCAGCCTGGCCGCATCGGTGGACGCGGCCAGGCTCGTGCGGACAGTGTCGACCGTGTGTGGCCGCCCCAGCATCGGGACTAAGACGGCCACATCCGCCACGGTCAGAGGGTGATGACGCAGTCGGCCGCGACGATGGCGGTCGAGCGGGTCACCTTGGCGCCGTAGACGTGGAGCCCACGCACCCGGTCGGCGAACTTGTCGTGATGGCGCAGCGCCTCCACGTCGCGGACCTGCTCGGCAAGAGTGGTCGCGTACGTGGAGCCGGCAAGCACCAGCTTGGACGTGTTGCTCGTGGACAGCGATCCGTCGGGCAGGTTGTTGCTCTTGTGCAGCGTCAACCCGGCGGCCTGGCCAACCACGCCATTGGCGCGGGTAGCAGCACCGGCCTGGTCACCAGCGGCGACGAAGCGGGAGTCCTTGAGCATGAGCCCGTAGAAGCCGGGGGTAACCACGGCCCAACGATTCTCTTGCGGGACGTTGGCCTCATCGAGCAGTGCCGCCATCTTGACGAGCAGATCGTATGCCTCGGCGGCGGTGTCGATCGCGGCCTGGGTGAGCAGATGATCCGGGTTGCTGGTGGACACTCCCGCACCCATCAGGTCCAGGATGTATTCATCCATGGTGTTGGACAGCTTGTAGCTGGCGCGGTTGATCTGCTCGGTGAGCACGGCGCCGCCGTTGACCGACTGGGCGCGTTCCACGTCATCGAGATAGAAGTCGAAGTACTTCTTCTGATCAAGCGGCAGCGCGCGGGTGGCGTCGCTGATCGCTTCCGACGTGATGTCGGCGCCGGTGTACGACCCGATGGTGGGATCGGTAAACGACGTGATCTTCACCGAGTCGCCGACCGAAGCGTCGCCCTCGTAGTCGCGATTGCAGATTCCCGCCGCCACCGAAGTCGCGGACAGGTTGGACAGGATTCGGGCCGACCAGATGTCGGGCACGAAGTTGGTAACGGCCATGGCAGCCGGCTCCTTTTTTCTTGGGGATTAGTTACGTCCCGCCAGCAGATCCGCGAACCGTCCAGCATCCTGGGCGGCCACGATCTCCGTCGGGCTCATACGTGCGAGGTCGTCTCGCGTCAGTTGTCCGTCCGCTGATGCACCGGGCTTCGCGCCTTGGCTGGGATCGGGTGCCGGACTGCGGGGTGCAGCCGCGGCGGCGGTTGCGGCCATCAGCTTTTGAGCCTTGGCGCGCAACTGTTCTTCGTCGTCACCGGCGAGGAACTCAAATAGATCCGTTGGTAGACCGGTCTCGGCGGCGACCCGAAGACGCAAGGCTTCCGCTTTCGCAGCATCCGCCTCTGCCTTGGCAGCGGTAGCTGCTTCGGTCAGTCGCTCCAGCTCGGTCTTGTTGCGGTCTTCGTACTCTTTGACCTTTGCCTGTAGGTCGGCGGCGGCTCTCTCGGCCGCCCGTCGGGCGGCGCGTTCTGAGTCCAGCGCCTTCTTGCCAGGCTCCCCCAACGGTGCATCGACGGCCTTTTCCGGGCCATCGCTGGTCGCAGACGCGCGCGCGGACTGCGGATCAGTGGACGGCTCCGGGGTGGGGACCGGGGTGGTGTTGGTGGTTTCTGACATGGCTTTCCTCCATCGCGGTGGATCAACCCACACCCATCGCGGGTGCGGGAAACTCAAGCGGCCAAAAGGCCGTAGCGGGTCAGCACGTCGATGGCGTCAGCGCGGGACCTGCCTGCGATGAGCCGCTCGATGGACCTCGGGGTACTCAGACCGGAACGCGAACCCCGGACAGTGGTGGCGTTGACCGTCTTGGTCAGATCAGCGCCGCCGCGGATGGCCTCGGCTTCAGTGCGGCCGAAGTAGTGGTCTTGCTGCGCCGGTGATAGTGCATCGAAGTACGCGCGCGGATCGGCGCGCACTGGTGTCACATCGGCGGCGGCGGGCGCTGGCACGTGACGGCAGTCGCATCCAGGATGGCGGGCGAACCCGGCATTCCACTGGAACCACTTGCCCGCCAGTACGGCACACCGGCCACATGATGGCGGCGACAGTATCCGCGCGTACCCGCTGAAGTCGGACTGGCCAACCATGCCGATTCGCTCCGCGCTGACTCCCGCTTGGGTGGTTT